AAGAATCTGCATATCCCGGAAGCATCCATCGTTCTAAATAAATTTCTCCAGTCATCTGGTTTATACGTTTTCTGTAAGTTGCTCCAGTTGTAGGGTCTGTTATATATGCTCCATAATAAGTCAAAGCTCCGTTCATTTGCTGGTCATACGCACTAACACTAAATCCGTCGTTTGTTTCATTTCTGTTTGTGTTTTCCGCCCTAAGATGATTAGAACCTACTTGTGGTATGCCGTAATTATTATATCCTATGTGGGTAGGTAATGTGATTGGTCGATTTCTGTAGTGCTCGTCCCATAATTCTTGTGCGGCAACTATTATTTCAGCGTCTGTCATGCCACTAAAATCATCAACTCCAGTATATGATTGTTCGTACGTGCCAAGTCTATCCTCAACACCAGCGGCATAAAAAATGTTAACTGCGTGGTCAAGATCAGTATAATGACCATTACCTTTTGGTTTTTCTATATTTATCCAAACATACATTTCCGCCACTTTAGTAGGGTCATACATTACATCTGTACTAACATCTAACTTATCTTGGTTGCCTAAAGTTGTAGCTGTCCATTCACCATTTGCAAACCTATAAGTAGCATCTGTAATTTTGTCATAGTAAATGTCTTTATCGTTACCTTGTGGGAACGCGGATAAGTCTGGGTCTAACGTGTCTAGTATATTTGGAAACGATATGACAGTGCCCGCATAATACGGGTCGTTAGCGGCATCTAAGACACCGGTTATAATATCTGTAGACAACCCTGCGTCTGTCAAAATTGTTTCTACTTGGTCTATCTGACCAGAACCTATTAGTTTTGGTATGTCAGGTACGTAGTTTAAAAGTAGTGATGCCATTGGATCTAAACCAATTGACGTAGGGAACATACCTGTTTCATTATATGTATTGACTGTAGAGTCACTATAGTAACCGTCAAACTGTGAATTACCTTTATTAGTGTATAGGTCATGTACTGCGGATAACGTACCAGCGGTTGTACCACCAAGAATAAACCCTAGAGCAGAGGCTTGCGCTGTATATGCGTTAGTATCAAACGAAGGGTCAAACTTTATAATTTCTGCACCGAGACTTTCAGCTATTAAATTTTCTTCTATATACTCACCAATTGCCTCTTTGGTAGTTATAGCACCTAAATCTGATTTTCTAGCCGCGCTTAAACCGTTATACCAATCCGCGTAATTGTCATTAGTTTTATTAAAATAAGTTGACATACCTAACGCAAAATCATCGTTAGCTTGCCCAAAAAACTTTTTGTTAAACTCGCCTATAGTGCCTAGACCTACACCCCCTACTAGGTATAATCCACCGGTAATGGTTGCAACCCTTGTGCCATGACGTATAGCCGCATCGAATGCTTGGTCGCTTATAAGTTTATCTCTATCGGCGGTCGAAAGATTGGCGTATCGCGGGTCATTAGCGTAAGAATTTTCCAATGCCTGTTTAATTTGTTCGTAAGCACTTTGGGCTTCAGAACCAGCACTTTCAGCTACTTGCGCTACTGTGTCTGCACCAAAACCAAACGCAAGGCTAACTCTTTGGGCCACTTGTCTACTAACATTTGCGGCCATTGCTGTATTTTTAGTTGCCACTGTAACCCCATAGGCGGCGGCCATTACTAGCGCTTCCTCCCCAAGCTCACCCATTACCATCTCAGATAAAAACTCTACTGGGTGAGCGGCAAAACCAACGCCAATTTGTTTAAAAGCGTCTATCCTAGATTCGTTAATAAATGTATCAGGATTGTCTTCTACTGTGTTACCAAACATAGCTTGCATAGATTGTACGTTTGCTTTCCACTCTTCTGACTTATTATCTTCTAACAAGTCTAGCATTTGTTGGTTAAAAGCATAGAAAGAATTATCTGTAACATCTTGCCTATCAAACGTGTATAACCCCAAGAAATTATTTACTGTATTAAACGGTATTTGCGAAACTGTATTAGTAATGTCTGAAGTTGTCCTAGCCCCTGCGTCCATTGAAACTAATAAATCCGCCGCCTGAGTGAGCATGGTATTTTTTATATCTGCTATTGTAGGCACATCATCCGCTTCTATGTGAACGCTGTCATACCAATCTAAGAAAGTAGAAGGTAAGTCTGCTATACCGTTAGCAAGATTATCTAAGGCAATAGATTGCTCTAAAACATGCGTGATTAATTTAGCGCTAGCTACATCATAAGTCCCCTCTAAAACATCAGAGAAATTTTCAGCGGTAAACGCGCCCTGTGCGTTTCCGTAACTAAACAAATCGCTCATCTGCCCAAAAAAACTTACACCAACGTCTATAAATGCAAAAATGCCACCAGTAGGGCCGTAAGTAGAACCGGTGGTTGGTGTTGTAGTTAGTATGGGTTTTAACTGATCACGTATAGCTCTACCACCTGTAGAATCTACGTAACCATCTACACCACTCCAGAACTGTATATTATTACCACTACTATCTTGTGAGGCGTGTACGAATTTATGAACGCGGGTGTCCCAATAAGCAGTACCGTTAATTGCATCTGTAACGTCCACACCGGGAGCAAAGTTATCGGGGGTTAGAGCGCCAGTAAGCGGCATCGACGGGGTTGGCCCTACAAGAAGAACATCGCTTTGCCCTCTATCGTTTAGGTACGTACGCATTCCATTAAGAACCCTGTCCATGGACGCTACGTATTCTGGGGTATTTTTATCTAGTCTATCTATATCTGTAAGGTTTTCATTGTTTGTTATATTTGTTAACACAAGTTCTCGTAATTTATTTTTTGCGTAGCTATCTAAATTTTTACCTATTCCGTACGCTATCATAGTGCTTTGGTTAGTGCCGACTACACTGTCTAGCAAAAATTCAGGTGTGACAGATTGGTTGGGTAGTGCTGTAGCTTCTAGCCCTAACGCGGATAACGCTACATCATAGTCTTGTATATCGGCCATCTCTAACCGCATGTCTAACTCTTTTTGGCTAGTGATAGTATAGCGGCCACTGTTTTGTATAAAATGGTTAAATAAATTTATCTCTGGCCCAAGAACTTCTCCATATAAGTTTTCGGTCATCGTCCTATAAATATTACTATCCCATTCAGGTATTAGGGCTTTTACTACGGCTTCGTTATATATGTCGGTAAATCTTCCATCAAAAGCGGTATCTAATTGATCAAGAGGAGTGTACGCCGCTTGCGTTGCTAGTTCTACCGCTTCTCGTAACGCTTGTAATTCAGGTATCTTTGCCCTTATGTTGTCACTTAGGGTATTAAAATAAGCTAAATTTTCTTCATCAAAATCGTTTTTAGCTGTTTGTGCTTCGTTAAGGTAAGATACGGCTTGTTTTACTGTGCCAAGATCTTCGTACGCCATACCTGTGACTGGATTAATTCTACCCGGAGTGTTTATAAAATCTTGATAATAACTACCTACATCTGCGTAGTACCTAGACCGTTGCCATTCACCACCCACAAGCACGCCGGCTGGCTCCTTTATTGGCGCTCCAGTATCAGGATCTACGCTATTTTTTAAGTCCGTTGCTAATTGTTGAAACAAGTCCAAAGAACCACCAAGGTTAGTAGGTAAGCCGGTTTCAGGGTCTACTCGTATTTCATTGTTACGCTTTATTGTTTCGTTAAGTAATGTATTGCTTTCGTTAGCAAGTTGGTTTTGTTCTTCTAATAAAGGGTTAAGTGTGTCGGTCACAAAAGTATTTTCGTTTCCTTTAGCGGTTACTATAGCGTCGTTTACCCCTGACCATTGATCCAACAGATTTGTTACTGAGTCAAACAAACCCTCTTCTAATAAGGAATTAAATACAGTGTCTAACCCTTCAGCTACATACATTTGGTTTACAGCCGCTTCTAATTGATCAGCCGCAAACTTACCTGCCTCTTCTCCTAATCCATATACACCAATAGCCGCTACTGTTTCATGCACTTTAGGAGTTAGGTAAGTTAAAAATACTTGTCCTCTAGGCGTATCTAAATCTATCCCCGGTATCTTAGATAAACTTTCACCAATAACTTTTTCAGTTAAATATGCTTCTGCCACAACTTGGTAAAACATTTCTTCTGTAAGTTCTTCACCCTGTATTCCAGCGGCAATGGCTGTTGCCACGGTGTTTTGCACCGTTTGAGGTAACCTTTTCATTTCTGTTACAGGTATTTTAAGGCCGTTGTCATCTAGTTTAAAATCGCCATTTGCTTTTTTCTCAAATACTTGTATAGGCTTACCAGTTTCTGGATCTATTTTTTCAGTGCCGTCTTCGTTTTCTTCGTAAGTAGGTAAATCAAACTCAAAATCAAATTTTTCTTCTACATAACCCATGGCAAAGTTTACAAGTGTACTCGCGCCGTACATGGCCGCACTTTGCGTAAACCCGTCAGTGAAGCTATCTCCTAATATTACGGCTGTAGTGCCCCCTACAAAACCCTGTTGTAGTGTATTAGCCGCTTGTGTAGCTATACTGACGGCTAACTGGTCTGAAATTCCCGGTATTTTTGCTACCTGTTGTGTTAACTTGGCCACCGTGTTTGTGTACGCGTTTGCCCCTATAGGTGTGTCAACTATAAAATCACCTACGGCTTCAGTTACTCCATAAGTTAAGCCGGCTTTTAAAGAGTTTTTTAACGCATCTTCTGGGTGAACACCGGCCATTATCTGATCAGTATAGGTAAACATAGTGTAACAAGCTGGCGCCCAAGGGCCACACATAGGTGTAATAACATATGTAGCAAAAGCCCTTAGTGGGTCGTCAAGAATATCGTTAACAAAACCTTTTTGGAATTCGTATACAGGTTGTATTATTTCTTCATCAATCCACCTACCAAAATTGCGTAATTCATCTTCAAGACCGCCATGAAAGAAAAAATCTTCCATACCCCCATGTATAAAAAAATCTTCTAAATCTTTACCCCAACGTTTTAATTCTTTTTCTAACCCCCCATGAAAGAAAAAGTCCTCCGCACCGCCGTGGAAGAACCAATCTTCTGTCCAATCTAAAGCCTCACCTACCCATCCACCACACATGAGTTAACCTTGCACCTTATATTTGTATAACCCACCTAGATGTTCAAACCCTTTACTCTCTAAAATTGCATGTGGTCTGTGTACGTCTATGCCGGTAGAAACTCCAGAGTATATTTCTTTTACCCCTCTTTCTTTGGCGAACGTTATAAGTTTGTCTATAAGTTGTTTAGCTAAGTCTCCACCCCTGTAATTTTTGTCTATGTACCACAAATGATCACACAAACGTAACTCATCGCTAAAGTAATAAGGGACGACTTGCGCAATGACCATGGCTACGGGCACTCCATTATCGTCTGCGCCCCATGTGCAAAAATCTTTGTGAGTGACTGCTACGCGGCCAAAAACCATAACTTTTTTTTGGTTCCACTCTACTCCAGCAAACGCGCTTTCTTCGTGCATTATCTTACCCAATGCAACAAAAGACTCAACGTCGTCTAGGGTTCCTTTTCTTACTTTTAGACTCATTTTTTGATCCTAGTAAAGTATCTCCGAATCTTACGTGCGTAAGGTATATGGGGTATTTAGTTTTTTTAGTTTCACCTATGGCGGCTTGTGTACCTAGTTTATCTAATTTAGGTATTAATCGCACCATAGCCCTAAGAAAATTATCATCCCTAGTAGTTATAGCGCATATCTTTATACCACGCTTTTGTATTAGAGATAAAAACCTAAACGTATTATTGTATAGATTTTCTGGGGTGTCTAAATTAAACACATAGCACTCTGCGTAATGCTTTACATGTTTTGTGCCAGTTCTATATATAAACACAGTGTTTAATACTTGTATCATTTGAGCACGTCCGGCGGACATATAGGTAGCCAAGTTACCCATAGCCGCTATAGGGCGCTCTTCTTTGGATATATTAGATATTGCCCCAATTAATATTTGAGGCTCTGGTAATTGGTTTTTACGCCCATCTACTAATTCGTTTTTCATACTAATCTGCCCTTAATTGTACAACTAATGTACTACCGTTTGCATCACTTATCACAGTGCTTGAACTATTGTAAGTCCACGCACCACTGCTAAAACCCGCTCTGCTACTTCTACTTAGCGATAAACTACCAATTACTAAAGTTTTGTACCCAGCGGCGTCACTATCTTCACCATCTGTTAGTGTAAATACAATATTTGTGCCCTGATCTTCTATTAATGTACATGTTCTAGCATTGCCGCTTTGTGTCTCTAACGAAGTCTTACTTAGACTACCCGTGCTTGTGCTGTTGTTAAACCCAAAAAACGTAGCTTTACCTGAAGTTCTGCTACCCACAGTCATAGTGGTAAAATCTAGTTGTGCCCCTGCTGAGGCTACTACACCTGCGCAAGCCATTAGTTATCCACCACGCCAGAACCAAATAGTATGTAATTATCTGCCGCTGTACAGACCAAACTAGCTACACCTCCGGGAATTATGTGTGGGTCATCTGTGCCTACGGTGGTAACTGCCGCGCCAGTGAGTATTTTAAGGGTTTGTGCCGAGCCACTGCCGTTTAAGTCAAATATCACATTAGCAGAGCCAGCATTACACACAGTCCACGTAGCGCCCACATCACCTGCGGCAACGTCTGGTAGCTGTATAGTGCAGTTGCTAGAGCCTGTAAACACGACCTTTTGCCCTCTATATCCTGTAAAGTTAGCATGTGTTATAGACGTACCTGTTACTACAGCGCCAGTACCTAAAGCACCTATTTCGAGCACACCTTGGTTAGCATCAGGCATAGATACAAGACTGTCACCACCAGACGTTTCTGTTTGTCTACCTTGTAGTTTTTGTTCGTGCGACCCTGTATCTTGCCATTCTAAACAATCATTTTGATTGCCTAAAAATATGTCGTTGCCCGCTCGCATAACAAGACCATATTTAAATAGACTCATTACGGGATCTTCGTCAGTTGTTATGTCGGCAGATGGGTCGGTAACTGCACCGCCAGAGCTAGTACCATCGGCTAGATAAAAAACTATTTTGCCTACATGAGATCCATCAGCAACGGAGCTACCAGAAGCACCATCAATGCCAGCGTAGAATACTTTTTCGCCACTCGCGTTATTGCCAAAGAAACGAATAGCGCCCATATCCTCGTTAGTTGCAGGGCTTGCGGAGTTTCTGTACAACGAAAGTACGGGTTTCGCCGTTGCGCCAGCATCGTCGTTAGTTATCTCAAAATACGTGGCTGAGTTACTTGCTTCTAGTACAGGCAACGTGCCGCTAAGGTTAGGCAGTAAAACGGTATTGTCTTGTGTGGGGTCTACAACGTATAAAACTGTTTCATGGCTATTTGCATTACCACCTTCAAACTGTATTTGAGAATTTCTTTGGAGGTATAAATCGTTGTTAGCTATTATTTCTAGTGCGTACTGACGTAGCATCATGACAGGATCTTCAATGCCACCACTAGCTCCGACAGCAAACCGCAAGTTAGCTTGCTCAGAACCACTACCAACAACACTTAACTCTGAGTAAATCCTACCGTAAACAAACTCTGCCCCTTCCGCATCATTCCCACGAAACTCAACCGCGCCTATTTCATCACTTACGGCTATGCTAGAGGAGTTTCTGTACAAGGCAAGTATGGGGTTTTCCGTAGCACCTGCATCTGTACTAACTACTTTTAACAAATCATTGTTTACTGTGGTAGCGCCATTGAGCGTAGTAGCCCCAGCGACAGTTAGCGTGCCACCTACGGTGGTATTTCCTGTTATATCGCACGTACCGTCAATAGTGGGGTTGTTTAAGTTCTCACGAAACTGATTGTCTATCTGGTTAAAATACAGGCGTAATATGCTGAAAGTCCGTTGGAATAAACTCTGGTTGTACTGCTGTGGGGGTGTAGGCAGTACGGGGGCTTTGAACTTTATTCTGTTAGCCATTAGCGCCTCCCGTCAGGGCGCATGTCAATACGTGGGTATCCTAATTGCCATTTCACTCCTATATCGGTAGATTCTATTTTAAACGCCATTTGTCTACCACGTATACGAGTGTTTATTTGCGTAGTATACGGCTCTACTGTGATAGTAGTGCCTTGTGTAACCACACCGGAATTACTACCACCCTCAGACAATGGGTCATTGTACCCAGAACCAGAACTTTTTAACGGTAATAACGACAAGGTGGCACTAGGTGCGCCTTCAGAGCCGTCAAATGTCAAGTCAGGCAATAAACGCCATACAAACGCCATTCTGTTACCATCTTCTATATCAAACTCACCAGAAGTAATTGACGCAGTTATACCTGCCAAAGTAGCGCCTTCACCATCATCTATACCACTTTCATGGTCTACTAAATTTTTAGTGTACGTAGCCGCTAAGGGGGATGTGCGTATGCCAGAATCTTCCCATGCGGTACGAGCTAAAGTACCGTTGTACCATATATTTTCTAAATAGTTGTATACCACATACAGGTCATTGGTAGTAGAATTTTCACTAGGGTAAAACCACCATATTTCATTAAATGCTTCGTTTGTGCCCGCATATATTTGTGCTTGTTGTGTAGGGCTAATATTGTTAAAAACGTGCCTATGCACTGAAGAATTAAGAGGTTTTGTATTACCGTCGTATATGTAAAACTTGTCCTTACCCATCCAGAATGCCATGCCGTTAGCATACGCTACTGCATTAGGGCCAGCTATAGAGATATTTTCACCGACTAACTGTGCCCCCCAACCATCAGTACCTAAGAACTGTAGGTTGTACAATGCGGCATCTGTCCATACAAGTATTTCTTGACGGGCTTGTACCGCAGTAATTATCTCGCCACCCCTAGATAAGCGTAGACTAGCAGAAAAACTATCAGCGGCTGGTCGCCAATCA